AGAGAACTAGAAGCAGAACAGTTCTTGGGTACAGCATCACAACGCCGTAAGAGAGTTAAAGAACTAGAAGAGAGTGCGTTCCAACGTGCTCCTGGTACAACTACTTCTTCTCTAAGAACCTCACGAGCAGGAATCATATAAGAATCCCGATACGGACCTACCAGCCCCGTACGGTGTAAAAGACTGGCAGTACGAGCCAATATGGACTCCCCAATCCATATTGAGGCGTGCGACAACTACTAATGATGGGAGAGGTTGCTATGAGCAACAACCGCGATAACTACTGGGACGACGAAGATGAAGACGATGATGTACAAGTCGACTTCAACGGAGCCGATACTGACCTCGTTAAGAAACTGCGTAAAGCCTTAAAGGCAGAGCAGAAGCGAGCAAAAGAACTTGAATCAACTCTAGGTGAGTTGAGCAAAGCCCAAAGAGAGCGCGTACTAAAGGATGTTCTAACATCCCGTGGTGTCAACATGAAGGTCGCAAAATTCATACCAACAGACTTGGATGCTTCTGAAGAAGCAATTGGGTCGTGGCTTGAGCAAAATGGTGATGTGTTCGGATTTACTCCTGAACCAAAGCAACCAGTTGCTGACTACGACAAAGCAAGTTTAAGACAGATGGATGTTGTAACCCAAGGTGCTGTATCACCCGAACGAGCAGATGAACTGAACATGAGAATCGACAACGCTGAAAGCGCTGACGAACTTCTTGCTCTTCTCCGCTCGCAACAGTAATCCGTTCATAGTCTAGGAGACTAAATAAATGGCAAACGTCTATACAAGTACCACCACCCCTGGCGGTACCGCTGGTGGCGCTGGTCTAGTTCAGAAGGCATATGACCGCCTTCTTGAATTCGCTCTCCGCTCAGAACCTCTAATCCGTTCTGTCGCAGATAAGCGCCCAGCCCGCCAAGCAATTCCAGGCTCAACCGTTGTTCTACAACGTTACGTTGACCTTACTGCAGCAACAACTGCACTCACCGAAGATACTGACCCAGATGCAGTCGGAATTTCAACTCCGACCTCTGTAACCATCACTCTTGCTGAGTATGGTAATTCAGTACTCGTAACTCGTGCGTTGGAACTCTTCAGCCTTGCTGATGTAGACCCAGCGATTGCGAACATTATTGCTTACAACCTCGCTGATTCTATCGACAAGGTTGCTATGGCAACACTCCGTGCTGGAACTAACGTAATCTACGCAGGTTCCACCGCAACTTCAACAGCGACAATTACCGCTGCTGCAACCCTCGCTTCTGCTAACCTCCGTAAGGCGGTTGCTAAGTTGCGTGCTAACAACGCTAAGGGACGTAAGGGTAACCTCTACTGGGTCGGTATCCACCCAGAAGTTTCCCACGACCTTCGTGCTGAGACCGGCTCTGCTGGTTGGTTGATTCCTCACCAATACGGTGCAAACCAGAATGAAATCTGGGCAGGCGAGATTGGTACTTACGAAGGAGCATACTTCGTTGAGACCAACCGTATGTACACAGCAACCGATGGTGCTTCATCTGCAAAGGTATACCGCACAATCGTCTGCGGTGCTCAGGCACTCGCAGAAGCCGTGGCAGAAGAGCCACACACAGTTATCGGACCAGTAGTTGACAAGTTGATGCGTCACCGCCCAATGGGCTGGTACGGCGTACTCGGCTTTGCTCGCTACCGCGAAGAGGCTTTGTACCGCATTGAGAGCGGTTCTTCAATCGCTTCCTAGTTGATTGACTCTGAGGGATAGGCCTTGAAACCTATCCCTTTGGGGTGAGTCCATTAAGGAGGACTAATGACGGAATACATCTTCAAGACACCAACGGTGCGAGAAGGTCCTGCTGGGGCACATCGACTCTTTTACTTCTATAAGTTAGACGTAGGTATCACCATAGTCAAATCCGGGGGAACTTACTCTCAGGTAAGATACCTGCTTGACGAAGACCTAACTGACTATGATGTGGTATACTTAGGGGGTCGGGACCATGTTGTTAGTGAGGCTGTAAAGGCTGAACTAATTGCTGGTGGTGTAGGTGTAACAGAAAGTAATTTTACTGCAATATGAAACATTGGGAACATCATCCCGAACCAGTTGATGGATGCTTTGGTTGCAAAGCATTAACACTTCAGATGAACGCAGGGGATGCAACACGAGATATTCCAGATAAGAAATGGAATGCTGAACTTCAAGCATACAGAGATGCTAGAGCACAAGGTATACAACCTAATAGCACGAATATGCGAGATATTCAAGCGGCACATAAAGCATCGGAAACTTTAGGTAAAGCATACGATGGTGACACAATGCCAAAGGCACATAAAATAAATAAGGGCGTAGCCGAAGTAATGAGAGAGATAGGGGCATAGTATGCCAATGGTTGAAGGTAAGAAGTTCCCTTACACCAAGAAGGGGATTGCTGCCGCTCGGAAGGCTCAGAAGAAACATGAGAAGTCTGAGGGCAAGATGGAGCGCATGGTTGAGTACGGCAAAAAGTCAAAGAAGAAATCCGCTCCAAAAAGAAAGAAGAAGTAAATGGCACGTAAAGATTATTCGGTAAAGAAAAGTAGCAGTCGCGCTAAAACACCAGCGCAGATTGGCCGCATGAATCCTCTTGATAGGTCAATTGTTACTGGAGTTCCTTTGAAAGATAAAAACTCTAAAAAAAATAAACGAAGAGTAAACCTGTCATAAGGAGTCAAGATGAAGAAGTCAAAGAAACATCCTGGATTCAAAGCAGTCCAGAGAAAGATAGCGGGCAAACAAGGTGTGTCGATGGAACGTGCTGGTGCAATCCTCGCCGCGTCATCTCGCAAAGCAAGTCCTGCTGCGAAACGCAAGAATCCACGCCTTAAAAGAGTTAGAGGCAAGTAATGTCATCTGGACAATATAAAACTCATAGGGGTTTTAACTCTGTCCAGATTAAGGACGGGAAAGTAGTAAGACTCAATAAGAACGGCACGATAAGAGCGGTTCTTGGAAAGTATGGTGAGTATGGCAAAGACAACAAGTAGACGAGACCCACGACTTGCCCGTGCTGGTGTATCTGGCTTTAACAAGCCTAAGCGTACTCCTAACCATCCCAAGAAATCACATATTGTGGTTGCCAAAGAAGGTAGCCAAGTAAAAACAATTAGGTTTGGCGAACAAGGTGCATCTACCGCAGGTAAGCCAAAAACTGGCGAAAGCCAACGTATGAAGATGAAGCGTAAGTCTTTCAAGGCTCGTCATCGTCGAAACATTGCAAAAGGAAAAATGAGTGCCGCATATTGGGCAGATAAGGTTAAATGGTAATGGCAAAAACATACAAAAGTGCTGATGCTGCCAAAGCAGCATACAAGCCAAAGAAAGCCGCTCCCAAGGGCGGTGGTAAGGGTGCTTCAGGATATAAACTTTATACTCCTGTAAAGCAGTCCACAATTGATAACATTAAGAAGATGGGAATGACAGCAGCCCTTAAGAAGGCTGGGTCTTCCAAGAATGCTGAGTTCGTACAGGGCGTAAAGCGTATGTATGGAGTAAAGCGTCTAGAGGCTTCTATGGCTTCTGTTAAGAAGGCAAACAAGTCTGTTGCTAAATCTCCAGATGAAGCACGTGCTCGTGCCGCATCAAAAAACATGAAAAGAAATCAACCTGTTGCTAAGTCTGCTGACGAAGCACGTAACAAGTACATTGGTACAGGTTCTAATAGAGCCAAGGTAACTCCTTTGAACAAGATGAAGCCAAAGGCTGAAGGTAAGGGATTGTTCCCAGGACTACTAACTGGTAACTACAAAGGTAAGAAGATTACTCGTGGTAAGACTTCTGGTCCAGGATACTTCAAGCAATAATGTCATACACTAAACCAGGTCTACGTGAATCCATTAAGAACAGAGTCCTTGCTGGCTCTAAGGGTGGTAGACCTGGACAGTGGTCTGCTCGTAAAGCACAACTTGTAGCACAGCAATACAAGAAGGCTGGTGGTGGTTACACCGGCAGTAAGTCTAAGAAACAGAAGTCCCTCTCTAAGTGGACTAAAGAAGAATGGGGCACACGTTCTGGTAAGCCTAGTACCCAAGGGTCTAAGGCTACAGGCGAAAGATACTTACCGAAGAAGGCAAGACAAGCCTTGAGTAAAAAAGAATACGCAGCGACTTCTGCTAAGAAGCGCCGTGATACACGTTCCGGTAAACAATTTTCTAAGCAACCTAAATCAATCGCAAAGAAGACAGCGAGGTATAGATAGTGGCAGGTACAGCAGGTAGCACTCTCTGCGCTGAACTTAACCGCTTAGCCAATGGCGGTAC